CTGTTATAAAAAGTTATTTTCCAAGTCAAGTCGTAAGCGATGCTGAAAAGCTTAGCTACGATTATGGTTTAAAGGTTGCTAAGGCAATAGAAACAGAGTGGTTTAATAATGACAATAGATCAACAAGATATGATGCAAATCAAAACAATTTTCATGAACTAAGGCTTTACGCTAGAGGAGAGCAGTCTGTGCAAAAATACAAGGACGAGTTATCTATAAATGGTGATTTGTCCTATTTAAATTTAGACTGGACACCTGTACCTATTATACCTAAATTTGTTGATATTGTAGTTAATGGTTTATCTGAAAGAATGTTTGATCTAAAAGCTTACTCACAAGATCCGTATGGAGTTAGTAAAAGAACAGAGTATATGGAAGCTTTATTGGAAGATATAAACATGAAGACATATAATGACTTTGTTAATAGTACTTTTGGTATTGACGTTTCTAACTCTGATCAAGAAACTTTACCAGCAAACGAAGAAGAACTAGCGCTACACATGCAGTTGACTTACAAACAAAGCGTAGAAATAGCAGAAGAACAAGCTTTAAGCGTTTTAATGGAAGGTAACAATTATGAATTAATAAAAAAACGTTTTTATTATGATCTTACTGTTTTAGGTATTGGAGCTGTAAAAACAAACTTTAATACTTCTGAAGGTGTAACAATAGACTACGTTGATCCTGCTGACTTAGTATATTCATATACTGAATCTCCTTACTTTGATGATATATATTATGTAGGTGAAGTTAAAAATATACCTATTAATGAGTTGGCAAAACAATTTCCACATTTAGACGCTGAAGACTTAGAAGACATAACAAAAAATAAAAGCTACAACCAAACTAATAGAAACAACTCTTCAGGTTATAACAACGAAGCAGACAACAATAAAGTTCAAGTTTTATATTTTAACTATAAAACATATATGAACGAAGTTTACAAAGTAAAAGAAACTGGTAGTGGTGCTGAAAAAGCTATTGAAAAAGATGATACGTTTAACCCACCAGCTGAAGCTGTTGATTATTCAAGACTACAAAGAAGTATAGAGACTTTATATGAAGGTGCTTTAGTTTTAGGTAGTAACAAGCTACTTAAATGGGAGATGGCTAAAAACATGATGAGACCTAAAAGTGATTTTACTAAGGTTAAAATGAATTATGCTATTGTTGCACCTAGAATATATAAGGGTAAAATAGAAAGTTTAGTAAGACGTGTAACAGGTTTTGCTGACATGATACAACTTACACATCTAAAGATACAGCAAGTATTAGCTAGAATGGTACCAGATGGTGTTTACTTAGATGCTGATGGTCTTGCTGAAATAGATTTAGGTAACGGAACAAATTATAGTCCACAAGAAGCTTTAAACATGTTCTTCCAAACAGGTTCTGTTATTGGTAGATCGTTTACAAGCGAAGGTGAAATGAACCCTGGTAAAGTACCTATTCAAGAAATAACATCAGGTTCTGGTGGGCAAAAACTACAATCACTTATAGGTAATTATAATTACTACTTACAAATGATAAGAGATACTACCGGATTAAACGAAGCAAGAGATGGTAGTATGCCTGATAAAAATGCTTTAGTAGGTGTTCAAAAGTTAGCTGCGGCAAATAGTAACACAGCAACAAGACATATACTGCAGTCTGGTTTGTTTTTAACATCTCAAGTTGCAGAGTGTTTATCTTTAAGAATATCTGATATTATAGAGTATTCTCCAACAGCAGATGCTTTTATACAACAAGTGGGAGCTCACAACGTAGCTACTTTAGAAGAAATGTCTAATTTACATCTTTATGATTTTGGTATATTTTTAGAGTTAACACCAGATGAAGAGGAAAAAGCTTTATTAGAAAACAATATACAAGTAGCTTTAGCCCAACAAACTATAGATTTAGAAGATGCTATTGATATTAGAGAGATTAAAAATTTAAAACTAGCAAATCAATTGCTAAAGCTTCGAAGATCTAAGAAGCAAGAAAGAGACCAAGCAGTTAATGAAAGAAATATACAAGCTCAAGCAGAGGCAAATGCACAAACACAACAAGTGGCTGCCCAAGCAGAGATTCAAAAAAATGACGCTATAGTACAATCAAAAGCAAGTTTAGCTCAAATAGAAATGCAATTAGCTTTACAAAAGCTACAAGCAGAAGGTGCTCTTAAAAAAGAGCTAATGGAGCAAGAATTTCAATACAACATGCAGCTTAGAAAAATAGATAGCGAAGCCACAAGCAATAAAGAAAAACAAAAAGAAGATCGTAAAGACGAAAGAACAAGAATTCAAGCAACTCAACAAAGCGAGTTGATTGATCAAAGAAATAGTGCAAAAGCACCTAAAAACTTTGAGTCCGCAGGTAATGATACTATAGGAGGCGGATTTGATTTAGGTGGTTTTGACCCTAGATAACAATTATTAACTATTATTATATTATATTATGGCAAAAAAGAAAAAGGTAACTGAAGAAGTTACAAAAGTAGACTTGTCTAAAAAGGTTAAACCTGAAGACAACGTTACAAAAGTAAACCTAGACAAACCAATAGAAAATGAAACCAAAAATGAAACTAAAGAAGATAACCCTGTCGACGAGGGAGTGGTTGGAGTCGATGAAAATGCCGATGCCACACAAGAACAAGAAGAAGTACAGCCGGAAGCTGAAACACAGGAAGAGCAACCTGTATTAGAAGAAATCACTGAAGAAGAAGTGATAGAAAAAACAGAAGAATTAACTGAACAAGTTGAGGAAGCTGTAGCAGAAGCTCAAGAGACTGGAAAGGCAATACCGGAGAATGTACAAAAACTAATGGACTTTATGGAAGATACTGGTGGTACGTTAGAAGATTACGTTACACTTAATCAAGATTTTTCTAGTTATGATGACATGACAGTTCTTAGAGAATATTACAAAAAAACAAAATCTCACTTAACACCTGAAGAGGTAGAATTTTTAATTGACGATAGATTTTCATATGATGAAGATGTTGATGAAGAAAGAGAGGTTAAAAAGAAAAAAATAGCGTTAAAAGAGCAAGTTGCCGACGCTAAAGCCCATCTGGACAGGCAAAAGTCCAAATACTATGAAGAAATTAAAGCTGGGTCAAAGCTGACCAACGAACAACAAAAAGCTGTAAATTTTTTCAATAGATACAACAAGGAATCAAAAGAAAATGAAGCGGTTCTTGAAAAGCAAACAAATACTTTTAAAATGAAAACTAACAATGTTTTTAACAAAGACTTTAAAGGCTTTGATTATAATGTTGGTGACAAGAAGTATAGGTTTAATGTTAAAGACAGTAACAAGGTAAAAGAAAACCAAAGCGATATTAATAATTTTGTCAAGAAGTTCTTGAATGAAAATAACGAAATGTCAGATGCTACAGGTTATCACAAGTCTTTGTTTACCGCTAATAATCCTGATGCTATTGCAAAGCATTTTTACGAACAAGGAAAAGCAGACGCTTTAAAAACAAGTGTTGCTAAAGCTAAGAACGTAGATATGAGCCCTAGACAACAACATGGTGTTGTTGAAGCTGGTGGTATGAAAGTAAAAGTACTAGGTAGCAATTCTAATGATTTTAAGTTTAAATTAAAAAACAAATAAATTATAAATTTTAAAAAAACAAAATTATGGCAATTACTCCAGGAACTAATTTGAATAGCGTACCTTCTCACGTACAGAAGACGTTATCATCAAATTACTTAGACCTAAACTCTTCAACGGGTTGGGCACAACAATATGTTCCAGATCTTATGGAAAAAGAAGCAGAGGTATTCGGACAAAGAACTATCTCAGGTTTTCTTTCACAAATAGGAGCTGAAGAAGCGATGACTGCTGACCAAGTTATTTGGTCTGAGCAAGGTCGTTTACATTTATCTTACAAAGGTAAGATCGTAACTAACGATGGTTCAGGTGGATCAGGACCTGCTGGTGCTGACATCGATGGAACTGGTTCTGGTGGTGCAACTACTAGAGTTACTATTGAGCAAGATATGGACGGAAACACAAAAGATACTGATCACGGTATTAGAGTTAACGATACAGTTATTATAGCTAACGCTGCTGGTGTTCACAAATGTTTAGTTGTTACAGCTGCTGCTGCTACAGCTACTATTGACGTTGCACCTTATGATGGAGCTGCAATAGCTGATAGTAACGCTTCTTTATCATGTACTATATTAGTTTATGGTTCTGAATATGGAAAAGGAACTTCTTACATGACTGGTGGAACTTCAACTGCTCAGCAAGATGCAAGAGGAGCTAACGAACCATCTTTCCAAACTTTCCAAAACAAGCCTATTATCTTAAAAGACTACTACTCTGTATCAGGTTCTGATGCTTCAAGAGTTGGTTGGGTTGAGGTAACTTCTGAAAGCGGTGCTTCTGGGTACTTATGGTACTTAAAAGCTGAAGCTGACACAAGAGCTCGTTTTAATGACTACTTAGAAATGGCAATGCTAGAAGGCGAGTTAAACGCTGCTGGATCTTTAGCTGATGGATCAAACTTAATTCCTGGATCAACTGCAGGTGCTGGTCACGTAGGTACTGAAGGTTTATTTGCTGCTATCGAAGATAGAGGTAATTTAACTTCAGGTGTTACTGGTGTTAATGCTGCTACTGATTTAGCTGAATTTGACGCTATCTTAGCTGAGTTTGATAAGCAAGGTGCTATTGAAGAAAACATGATGTTTGTAAATAGAGCTACGTCTCTTGCAATGGACGATATGTTAGCTTCTATGAATTCTTATGGCGCTGGTGGTACATCTTACGGTGTATTCAACAACTCTGAGGATATGGCATTAAATTTAGGTTTCTCTGGTTTCAGACGTGGATCTTACGATTTCTACAAGTCTGACTTTAGATACTTAAATGACTTAGCTACAAGAGGTGGTATTAATGCTGCTTCTGCTGCTAATGCAATCAGAGGGGTTATTGTTCCAGCTGGTACTTCTAACGTTTACGATCAACAATTAGGTAAAAACCTAAAACGTCCTTTCTTACACGTTAGATATAGAGCTTCACAAACTGATAACAGAAAGTTAAAAACTTGGGTTACTGGTTCTGTTGGCGCTACTACGTCTGCTTTAGATGCAATGGAAATACACATGTTATCTGAAAGATGTTTAATTACTCAAGGTGCTAACAATTTCATGTTAATGAAATAAGCACTGTTTATACTAAAGAACCGGGGCTTCGGCCTCGGTCCTTTTATTTATTAATTTTATTATATATTATATTATGGCTAAAAAACAAAAAACACAAGAGGTAGAGGTACCTGTTGTTGAAACTCCAGTAGTTGAAACACCAAAACCAAAAGTAAAAATTGAACCTAAAAAACCAACTTGGCAAATAAAAGATAGGTTGTATTATTTAAAAGGTGGTAAAAAACCTTTGTCAAGATCAATAAAAGCTGCAAATGTTTATTATTTTGACGAGGAAAAAGGTTACGAAAGAGAACTTAAGTATTGTCAAAATCAAAAAACGCCTTTTGTTGACGAGATGGTAGGTGATCAAAGATTAGAACACATTATATTTAGATCTGGTTCTTTATTTGTACCAAAAGAAAAAACAGTTTTACAAAAACTATTATCTTTATACCACCCACATAGAGACAATGTATTTTATGAGCACAAACCTCAAGTTATAGCTGAACAACAGTTAAATTCTCTAGAAATAGAAGCTGACGCAATAATAGCTGCTAGAAACATAGACGTAGATATGGCTGAAGCAATAATGAGAGTAGAGGTTGGTTCTAGAGTTTCAGAGATGAGTTCTAAGGAACTTAAAAGAGATTTACTTATATATGCTAAAAACAACCCTTATTTATTCTTAGATCTTTTAGAAGATGACAACATACAACTTAGAAACTTTGGTATAAAAGCAACTGAAATGGGATTGTTGAAATTATCTAGAGACCAAAGAACATTTAGTTGGGGTTCTAACAATAGAAAATTAATGAACGTTCCTTTTGACGAGCATCCTTACACAGCTTTAGCTGCTTGGTTTAAGACTGACGAAGGTATGGAAATTTACACAGCTATTGAAAAACAATTAAAATAATCAAACTGTAGGAGCGGTCGCTCTACGGGGCGATCGCAAACTACAATAAAGAAATATGGTAAAAATAGATACAGTATATCAAACAGTATTAGCTTTGGCTAATAAAGAGCAAAGGGGATATATAACTCCACAAGAATTTAACCTATTTGCTACACAAGCACAGATGCAAATATTTGAGCAATATTTTTACGACTTAAACCAGTTTTTAAGAGCACCTGGTAATAACACTTCACACTCTGATATGGTGGACTTGTTAGAAGAAAAGATAAGTTTATTTGAACACACTAACGTTCCAGTTGGTAACGGTACTCAATTACCAGAAAATTTGTACAAACTACAAAGTGTGCATTGGAAAGGTAATCATAGACCAGCGGAATATGTTGACAGAAAAACATATCATCAAATGAGAGACACTGCTCTTTTAAGACCTAGAGACAATAAACTAGTATATGTTAGAAATTACAACGGTATAGCTGTTATAGGTACTGGACAAAAAACAAGTGATGTAACTTGTCATTACATAAAAACTCCTCGAGATCCTAACTGGACATATGTTGTTGTTGATGAAAAAGCTTTATTTAACCCAAATGGTGGAGCTGTAGATTTTGAACTTCATCAATCAGAACAAACTGAGCTTGTTAAAAGAATTTTAGGCTTAGCTGGAATAACACTAAAAGACCAAAGTCTTTATCAAATAGCTTCAAACGAAGAATCTAAACAAATCCAACAACAAAAAAGATAACAAATGACAGTAAATGTAAATAGAATGCAAAAAGATTATTACGAGGGAAACAGTTATGGTGATTATCAATTTACATCTCTCAAAGATATTATACAACAATTTTTAGTAGTATATGTTGGTGAAGGTAAAATAATAAGTAAAGCTAGCGAAATTGATGTTTCTTTTCATGCTCAAAGAGCTTTACAAGAACTTTCTTTTGATACGTTTAAATCTATTAAATCTCAAGAAATAATACTACCACCATCACTACAAATGATACTTCCTCATGATTACGTTAATTACACTAAATTTTGCTGGTCAGATTCCTCTGGTATAGAGCACACTATATACCCAACAAGTAAAACATCAAATCCTTTTAAAGTCAAGCAAGACGATGATGGTAATTATGATTTTGGCGGTATAACTGGTGGTTTTCCAAATTTTAACAATTCAGACTTTGACAATAAGCTTGATCCAACTACCGATTGGATTTTTTCTAATGCTAGAGTTATGACTGCTGGTAATGTTGCAAATCCAAACTCACAACAAACAAAAGATATATTCGCTGCTGGAACTACTAATTTTGGTGGTAAGTTAACGGCTAATATACACAAAGAGCTTAGTGCTACTGGAAACACTTTTGGTAGACATTATAGTTGTTGGCAAGAAATAGACGTTAATGGTCTAGATGAAATTAACATTTCTGCAGATGGTGTTGCACCAGCTGATCAAACAGGAGCATCTGGCGCTACAATAAGAATGGGTATAAGTAGTACAAAAGGTGATACAAAAACAAGTCCTTGGGCTGTTTATGGTGACCCTACTCTAAATGGTCAGATTTCTGGATCTCCAACTAAGGGACCTAACTTTATACCGTACGCTGAAAATGCCGATGGAGTAGCATATGTACAATGGACTGGTGGAACTGCTGCTGACAGTGCAACAAAGACTTTAGCTAGTGTTGACGTAAGCGGGTATAACAATGTTTTTGTATTAATAACAATGTTCGTACCAGGTGATGTTTCTGGAATGGCTGATATGGCAACTGTAGATTTAACTTTAGATAATATTATATTAGAGTTTGAAGGGGAATATGATACTTTACAACAAGATAAAGAATCTAAAACTTGGGAAAACTTTAAATCATCAAATACTTCTGAAACAAACACTCAAGAGTATGACACGGACAATTACGATTTAATTGTTGGTAAAAGATATGGTCTTGATCCACAGCATTCTCACGTTAATGGTTCTTTTTATATTGACAACTTAAAAGGTTTAGTGCACTTTAGCTCTAACATTTCAGGAAAAACTGTGATCTTAAAATATATAAGCGATAGTCTTGGTACTGATCAAGAG